CCTATATACATAGTAATCTGTACAAATAATATATAATATTTTTGAAATCGATCATAAACCTGGACAATGTAACCCCACCCCCTGTTTTTGTGCACCTACCCCCGGTCAAATAGTTTTGCACTTCGAAAAAAATATTTTGCAAAAAATTCATAACACTGGTCCAGTGCTAGGAAAAAACGGAATGATAATCACTACCACATTAATTAACAAACATGACTACAATCACTAAATGAATATTATATGGACATTATTTGCACTACTAAACACTTGTTTATATTTAGTGTTGCTTTACGTTTTCTGTTTGTTTTTATTGACTTTTTGATTTATACTGTTCTCAACAACGCATAAATGCGCAAACCACAGTAGGATAAATATGTCAATTACAATCAAACCTGAAATTGATAAACCGTTGCCTGATGATTATGACGACGAAAAAGCTACAACCTTTGATAAGAAAGTTAAAGTTGCTACGGCGACGGCTAAAGTTTTAGTAGAGGGTGGTGCAGAGATACCAGTCAGTTCATCTGAAAAAGTAGAAGCAGAAGAACTATTTAAAGCATTTACTGACCCAGACATTAAAACCAAAACATCAAGCCCAATAAACAAAGCATTAAATACACCAGCTACAGTGCAACATTTATATGCAATGCTGTCAGACTATGACCATCAAGTTGTATCAGAAGCTGTGCAACTTCGTAGATTTATTACAAACAAACTTATAGAAGACACCGGGTTAACAGATCCAAGACACAGACTAAAAGCGTTAGAGTTGTTAGGTAAAATATCTGATGTAGGACTGTTCTCTGAAAAAACTGAAGTAGTAATTAAAAACGATGATCCTGAAGAGTTGCAGAATCAAATAAAATCTAAGCTGTTTAAAATATTAGGACACGGCTACACAGTAGACGCAGATTATGAAGAAATAGATAGTGAACTAGGTTCAATCAAACACGAAGATACAGAACCAGATGAATCTTAATATACCTGGGATAGAACCAGCTAAACTAAAACAAGCACTGGACAACATCGGTTCACTGCCTAAAAACGAACAAATAGAATTATTACAGTTGTTGGACGCTTTGGAAGCTAAGACACAATTAACTAAAAGACAAAATACCTTTTTAGACTTCGTTAACCACGTCTATCCAGGTTATAAAGTAGGAGCACATCATGAAAAATTGGCTAAAATCTTTGAAGAAATCGCTCAAGGAAAAAAGAAAAGAGTTATTGTTAACATTGCACCTCGACACGGTAAGTCAGAACTTATCTCGTATCTGGCACCAGCTTGGTTCCTGGGTAAGTATCCTCACAAGAAAATTATTATGGCTTCCCACACAGCTGATTTGGCTGTTAACTTCGGCCGCCGAGTACGTAACCTTGTGGGTTCTGACCCCTATAAAGACATTTTTCCAGGAGTGGAGTTACAAGCGGATAGTAAGAGCGCAAGTAGGTGGGGTACCAATTATAACGGCGAGTATTTCGCTATTGGCGTTGGTGGTGCTTTGGCTGGTCGTGGAGCGGACCTGTTCATAATTGACGATCCTCACTCTGAGCAAGATGCAAAGTTAGGAAAACCAGAAGTATTTTTGCCGGCATGGGAGTGGTTTCAATCAGGTCCGATACAAAGGCTTATGCCTGGTGGTGCAATTATTGTAGTTATGACTAGATGGTCTAAATTAGACTTGACAGGACAGATAATTAACCAAATGGTTAAGAATGACGAGGTAGATGAATGGGAAGTTGTTGAATTTCCTGCAATAATTGAGGATAAGAGCGGAAATGAAGCGTCATTATGGCCTGAGTTCTGGCCCTTAGAGGAGCTACAGAGCAAAAAAGCGGCACTAGACATAAGATATTGGAACGCGCAGTACTTACAGAACCCAACATCTGAAGAAGGTGCGCTAATAAAGCGGGATTGGTGGCAAATATGGGAAGAAGAAAACCCACCACCGTGTGAATTTATAATAATGACGTTAGATGCGGCACAAGAGAAAAATAATAGGTCTGATTACAATGCGTTAACTACGTGGGGTGTCTTTTTTAACGAAGAAGTAGACAACTACAACATTATATTGCTCAACTCAGTTAAAGAAAGGCTAGAGTTTCCAGAACTAAAAGAAATGTGCCTAGAAGAGTATCAAGAATGGGAACCAGACTCGTTCATTGTAGAGAAAAAGTCTAACGGAGCTGCACTATATCAAGAATTTAGAAGAATGGGAATACCTGTAGGAGAGTTTACTCCATCAAAGGGGCAAGACAAGATTAGCCGCGTTAACGCAGTTAGCGATTTGTTTAGAAGTGGAATAGTTTGGGCTCCTGACAAGCGATGGGCCAAAGAAGTTATAGAAGAATGTAACGACTTTCCATCTGGAGCTAATGATGACTTGGTTGACTCAACGACCTTAGCGCTAGCTCGGTTTAGGCAGGGTGGATTTATTAGGTTGCCTTCCGATGAAGAAGATGATATAAAGATGTTTAGAGGAAGAAACCATAAAAAATATTATGCCGTATAACTCTAAAGAAAAGTTAAGATTATACTTAGAAAAAAACAAAGAACATATCAAACAGTTACATGTAGTAAGAGCCAGAAGATGGCAAGAAAAAAATAAAGAAAAAGCAGCTCAACAAAAAAGAGAATGGGCAAGAAAAAACAAAGATAAAATGAATGCCTATAAAATAAAGTGGGCAAGAAATAATAGAGACAAAAGAACAGTGTGGGAAGCTCATAGACGGGCATTAAAGTTTAGAGCAACTATATATTTAAATAAAAGAGCTAAACAACAAATAGAAGACATGTATAAATTAGCGCAAGTTAAAACAAAAGATACAGGGTTCCAATGGCATGTAGATCATATAGTGCCATTAACTAAGGGGGGCTTGCATAAGCCCACTAATTTACAGGTTGTTCCAGCTAAATGGAATATAAAAAAACGTAACTATAATTGTAACGTATACATAGAGGCTTAATAATATGGCAGACGTAGATAAGGGACTATATGCAGCTCCAGTAGGAGTTGAAGAAATAGCTGAATCAGAAGAAGCTATTGAAATAGAAATAGAAGATCCAGAAAAAGTTACTATTGGTATAGGTGATTCTGAAATAGTTATTGATCCTGATAGAATGGATGATGATGAGTTTTCTGCAAATCTAGCTGAAGAACTAGATGAAAAATATCTTGGTGAACTTGCTTCAGATTTACTTGAAGATTTTTCTACTGATGTAAACTCAAGAAAAGACTGGCTTGAAACTTATGTTGATGGCTTAGAACTTTTAGGTCTTAAAATTGAAGAACGCACCGAACCGTGGGAAGGCGCATGCGCTGTCTACCACCCACTACTCTCCGAAGCATTAGTTAAATTCCAAGCTGAAACAATGATGGAGACCTTTCCAGCTGCAGGCCCTGTAAAAACTTCTATTATTGGTAAAGAAACACCTGAGTGTGTTGAAGCAGCTCAACGTGTACAAGAGAATATGAACTATCAACTCATGGATAAAATGCCAGAGTATCGACCTGAACATGAAAGGATGTTATGGGGACTAGGATTAGCAGGTAATGCGTTTAAGAAAGTTTATTATGACCCAGCACTAGAACGCCAAGTGTCATTGTTTGTACCAGCTGAAGATATGGTTGTACCTTATGGTGCATCTAACTTAGAAACAGCAGAACGTATTACTCATGTGATGCGTAAAACAAAACAAGAAATTCATAACTTGCAAGAGATGGGCTTTTATAAAGATATAGATTTAGGTGAACCTGATTATGATTTAGATACCGTTGAGAAAAAAATTGCTGAGCAGATGGGCTTTGATGCTACTAATGATGATAGATATAAAATACTAGAGATGAATGTTAACCTTGACTTAGAAGGTTATGAAGACAAAGATGGAAATAGAAAAACAGGAATAGCATTACCTTACATTGTTACTATTGATAAAGGTACTACGGAGATTCTAGCTATTAGACGTAATTGGAATCAAGACGACAGTATGAAAAAGCGTAGAGAACATTTTGTTCACTATGGTTATATACCAGGGTTTGGATTTTACTGCTTTGGTTTGATACACTTAATTGGTGGCTTTTCCAAATCAGGCACAATGCTATTAAGACAGTTAGTAGACGCAGGTACATTATCAAATCTCCCAGGTGGTTTCAAAGCAAGGGGCTTACGTATTAAAGGTGATGATACACCAATTGGACCAGCAGAGTGGCGTGATGTTGATGCACCGTCTGGAACTATCCGTGATAACTTAATGCCACTACCATATAAAGAGCCAAGTCAAGTACTTGCTGCTCTAATGGATAAAATTATTGACGAAGGTAGACGCTTTGCTTCTGCTGCAGATATGAAAGTATCTGATATGTCAG